ACGCCGGTCTGCGGCGCGTAGACGCCCCACTGGAAACCTTGCGCCGGGACCGCCTCGATGCCCATCGGCTTGGCGACACTCTCGCGATACCACGGTCCCAGCTGACCGTACTCCGGGGCCTTCAGCGAGACGCCGGGGTTCGCGGTGGTGCGAACGTCGGCCACGCCGACGGAGCGGCCCCAGTGCGCGTCCGGCACCGGCAGGCGGGTCTGGAAGCCGGTCTGCGGGACGCCCGACGCCTGCATGTACAGCGGCACCTTGACCGATTTCATCGCCGTTGTCGGATCGCCGGTTTCGATATAGCGCCCGACCGGCCCGGTATGCGCCGTCGATTGATACGGATGCGGGACGACGTCGCGCATGATGTCTGGGAAATCCGCGCCGCGATCCTTCACCGCCGTGCCGCCGTGCCGCACGAACTGGTCCCACTCGCCGCGATTGATCATCATGTTGGCGGCGGTGCCACGGTTCAGCTCCGACGTCACCGGAGACGCCGGAGAGAACATCGGCACCACCGTGTTGAACTGGTTGTACCGCTTGACGGCCTCCTCGCGACCGACCAGCTGCTCCAGCCGCTGGAACGCAGGGTCCATGACGTACCAGCTCTGCATGCCGTGAACGAGCTGCGGATATTTCTGCGCCTCCGTCAGCGTGTCGATCTGGCGCTGCGCGTTGATCGGGTTCATCAGCGCGTCAGAGACGTAGGAACCCTTCGGCTTCCCAGCCTGCGTGTACGACGGCTCGATGTTGCCCTTGCGCGTCCCGCGCTCGCCGATCTCGTACAAATCCTCGCGCGTCACGCCGAACAATTCCTTCATCGCCGGATGCTCGGGCGCGACGTTCTCCGACGCCTCACGCGCGATCACGTCTGGCCGCTTGTAGACGCCCGGCTTGAAGATGCGCTGCGCGTCGTCGATGCCAAGACGCTGCAGCAACTCTCGCATCTGCTTCAGCGACGGCACCTTGGCCGCCTCGGCTTCGGTCGAGGTGGTGCCAATGCCAAGGCCCAGCGCCGCCAGCTTCGCCGCGCGAGGCAGCTTCGCCAGCGCCTGACCGATCAGCCCCATGCCGGGCGCTGCGGCGACCATGCCGTATTCCCACGGCTCCTTCGGGATCAGGAAATCAGCCACCGCCTCCATGTTGGAGGTGCCGGGCCGCACATTGCGATACTTGCGCGAGGTCGCGAACGCTGCCTTCTCGGCGGCACTCGGCTCCTGCGGCAGCGGGAACGCGGCGGAGGTTTCGAGCTGCGCCATCAGCGTTGCCCCTGCGGTTGATAGGCGTCGAGCGCAATCGGCAGGCCGCCAATGCCCAGCGGAGACATCCGCCCGGCCTGCACCACCCAGTCAGGGATCATGCCGGTTTTCTGCGGTGCGTAGACGGTGTCGGCTGCGCTCGCGGTGCGGTTCTGCTGTCCGAATGGACCGTAGTTCACCCAGCTGTTCTGCCCCCGCGTCTCCGCCGTCATCGCAGGCAACGCCTCCGGCGAGTACATCCGCGCGTGAGATCGCCATGCGTTCTCCTCGCCAGCGGCGCGGAAACCCAGCCCCTCCTTGTGATGGCCGAACATGTCGTGGACGATGCGGAACAGATCGTTGTACGGCACCTCGATGCCGCCGATCTTGACGCCGCTTTTCTCCAGCAGCTTGTTATCCTTGATCGCCTCCGATCCGAACCCCTGCTCGGTCGGGAAATACCACATGTGCTTGTTCTCAAGCGCATCCTTCGCCGCCAGACGCGGTGTCGCCGCGTAGGGATCGGGAATGTTGGACGGCACCGGCTCGAACTTGACGCCGGTCTTGAGCAGCTGCTCGTACTGGTCGCGCGTCTCCTTCGCCATCGCCTCGTAGGATCGTCGTGTTGCCGGGTCGTTGGGCGAATGCCGCATCGCTTCAAATTCCTTGGCGATCTTCTGCGCTCGCGGGATGTCAACCTGAACGTAGTTCTGTACCGGAGTGTACGGCAGCCCGGCCTGATCCATGTAGGATTGCGCCAGCTCGCGCAGCTCACGCGACGGGCCGGGTATGAACGGCTGGCTCTGCAGGATCATCGGATCAGTCGGCAGGCCCCGGATCGGCAGCTCCTTGCCTGCCACGTCCAGCATGCGCTGCTGCGCCTGCGGCAGGTAGGCTTCCATCGTCTTGAGCGCGGCGCGGATGACGTCGATCTTGCTCATCGCTGCGGCTCATACGCTGTGATCGCGCCGCCGCCACCAACCAGACCGGGGATCGCCAGCTTGCGGAGGATTTCGAGAAACTTGTCGTCACGCACGACGTAGTTGTGGGTGCGCGGCGCATCCAATCCACGCTGCAGCCGCGCTCTGGTCTGATCCAGCTCGCTCGCCTTCAGATTGTCGCCAAGCGAACGAAGCCTCTCGATGTTCTCGGTGATGGCTGCGATCTGCCGTTGCGCCGCCGGATCGTTCGCCGGTCCAAGGTGACGCGAATGCTGATCGAGGTAGCGCGTCACCGGCAGATCGATGGTGTTGAGGTAGTCCATCGCGAGAATGCCCTCGCGCTCGTTGAGTGGCCTCTGCCTTCCTCCCAGCGCCTCGAACACTTCGTCAGCGACCTCTGGTATTCGCAGTGTCTTGTACAAATCCTTCCCGGTGTATGCATCAGGCACGTCGATCAAGGAGTTCACACCATAGTTCTCGGCTCGCTGCTCGATGATGTCGCGGATATTAGGAGCAAGCCGTTCGTGCGGCTTCGACGGCTGCGCCGACAACGGCGCGTCCCAGTCCAGCATCTGCTCCGGCTTGGCGCTGATCTCCGTCTCGTAGACGCGAGGACCGACCGGATTGCCGCTTTTCACCAGCTCCAGTTGCTTCTCGTAGAACGGCAGCAGCTCGCGCCACGTCCTGACCGGATTGGGCTTCGACAGCTCGCCCTTGATGTGAGCAACGCGCTCCGACAGATCGGCAATCGCCTTGTCACGGTCGAACTGGTTGTTCTTCAGGACAGTCGCGGCCTCCCACTCCGGCCCCTCGAAACGGTTCAGGAACTCGTTCCAATACTGACCGCCGCGCCCCGACACCGCTTTACTTTCAGCCTGATAGATGCCCTCGCCATACGACGCAGCGCCCTGCCCAGTTCGCAGCTTGCTGATGTCGTATTTCTCGAAATCGTGCGGTGACGCATGCCACGTCCTGATCTTCGGCAGCAACGCCCCGACGGTTTCAAGCAGCGGCTTGACGCCAGCCATCGATCATCCCCCGAATGGCGGCTGCGCCTGCGGTGCCGCAGGGAATTGCCCACCCGCGATCTGCTCCTCCGGATTGGGCGGCGGAGCCGGTTGCAATCCAGAACCAGCGCCGGGCGATGGGCCTCTCATCCCACCGTCCGGCACCGGCACCCCTTGGTCATTGGTTTCATCGCTGTCCAGCAAGTCTGCCAGCCCCAGCAGGTGTGGCTCGTAGGGCAACGTGGCTGGCGAGTACGCGCCCTGCGATACGTTCAGCATCGCGTCGGTCATGTTCTTGATGGCCTTGCTCTTCGTCTCCATCACCTTGGCGTCCTCGCTCTCCAAGGCGATCTTCTTGGCCTCCTCCTTCATCGGGTCGCTCTTCTCGGCGTCCTCCATCTGCTTCAGCCACTTCTTCTTGATGCGTGAGTTGATCGGGGCCAGCTCGATCAGCAGGCCCGGCGGCACCTCGGCACCGCGCGAGGCCAGAACGCCCAGCGTGTCGAATGCATCCTGCATCTGGTTCACGGTATCGCTGCCCTCGTCGATGATCACATCGACGTCGATTGCGCCCATGCTGTTGATGGTCTGCGGCGTCCCGTAGATCGGATCGCTCCGCATGCCGTTGATCTGCAGCATCTGCATCTCGTCGTCGGGGTCGACCACTCGTATCCACCGCTCCATCGTCCAGTGCCGCTTCACCGCGCAGAACACTCCGCGATAGACCCGCAGCTTCCAATCTTTATATTCAATGATGTACGTCCCCAGCTCCGCGATCCCGGCCTGCTGCAACAGCGCAATCGCGCGGCCACTCTTCGCGCCCTCCGCCATCCCCATCAGCGCCGGGTTTGGCCCGAAATTCTCCATCTCGGCCTTGGCGTCCTCAAGGAAGCGCAGCTGGCCCTGCATGTCGGCCAGCGACTTGGCGTCGTCGAACTCCGGCTTCTCGGCATCCCACTCGATCACGCCGTCGGTCTTTTGCGCCTCGCTCCGCGTCTTATTGACGTCGACGCTGCCGCGCCTGACGATCATGCGCCGCGTGTTGAGCAGATGCAGCGCCTTGCTGTAGCGGTGATTGGTTTCGTC